ATTGTAAACAGCCCTCATACATAGATTCCGACTTGGTTTATAATATAATAAATATAAATTAATCTTAATTACTTTTTTTTTATAATAAATATATATCAATTTTAAAAATAGTAATAATATATAGATATGGTTTTAATAATAAAGGAATTTCCAAATATAATAAATAGATATCAAAAAAACATAGAAATTTATAAAAATGATGTAAAGACCTTAAAATCATTAAGTTTTTTAAAAAATTATCATAATGATTTAGACTCTCCTATTATGCAATATTCCAAACTAAAATATAATAAGGTTTATGAAATGTATAATATAATTGAAAAAAAATATAAAAACAACAATTATATATTTTTACCTATAAATTGGGATAATATTATGTTAAATGTTAAAGTAATTAATGTAATCACCAACATATTAAAAAAGGATTTCAACATATGTACTACATCTCAATTTAAACAATTAATAAAAAATATTATAATACCACGTTCAAAATCTATAGAAAAAATAACAAAAACGATGAGTAATTTTTTAAAAAAAATAATAAAAAAATATCCTACAAAAAAAATAGTAACTCTCTCTTGTATTGCATATCCATTTGATACTTATTTATTTAATCATTTTATGGATAAAAATGAATGGAAAGATATTATGCAAAGAACAATTGTCTTTAGTTCAACTACAAAATATACGAATAAACACAAAATAAATATTTTGCCTTATTTCATTAATGTTGCTGGTTTAGGAAATAATTCAAAAAAAGAACAAATATTATATTTTAAAGGAACTTATAATACTTTGGATCAATTACAACCCAGAAGAGAAGAAATGTATAATATTTTAAAAAATACAAAAAATTCTAAAATAATTTTAATGAATAATCAATCTAAATTTACAAGAAATGATTATATTAAAATGATGAATACCAGTAAATATATTTTGTGCCCATTTGGACAAGAAGATTCATCTTTTAGATTATATGAAGCAATTAAATCTAGAAGTATTCCTATATATATTTATGACATCCATCCATCTTTGCCATTTACTGATGTAATTAATTGGAAAAAGGTTTGTATTTTAGTAAAATATGATAATATTAAAACCATACCTCACATTATAAAACAAATTAATGAAAAAGATTATAAAAAATTTATAGAATATGGTCAAAAAATTTTAAACAATTTTTTTACCTTAGAAGGGTGTTCCAGACACATAATGAAAATATTAGATTCAAATAAATATAAATCAACTTTTGATATAAATAAGAAGATTGATTTTATCCCAATGATGGAAAGAGATGGGGTATCATTTATAAGTAAAAAGATTTCTCCAACTTTGTTTTTCACTTGGGAAAAATATTTTACAGATAAGAAAAATTTTATTTTTTATAAAAATGATTTCCAAAAAAAAATTGGAAAACCAAAAATTTTAGTAATAATGCTTTTGTTTGGCAATGATTATACACAATTAGTAAAACCTTGTGTAGTAAGGAAAATAGAATATTGTAAAAAAAATAATTATAATTTATTAATTTGTAAAGAAAATTTGCTTAATTGTATGGATATATCTTTAAAAAAGAAGTATTATTTTATATGGAGTAAAATAATTATGTCTTATTTTGTATTACGACATTATGATTGGATTTGGGTAACAGATGCTGATACATATATAAATAATCTTTCAATTAGGATAGAAAATTACATTGATAATGATTATAATTTAATAATAAATAGTGAAAATCATATGAACATAAAACACGAAAGGAAATTAAGTGATGAATATTTTTGGAAAAATTTATTTAAAAATAAAAAATTTATTCAATATGATAGAATATCTAGTTCTGATTTTTTACTTAAAAATTGTGAGTGGTCTGAAAGATTATTAATAGAAACATTTAATTGCAAGCATTTATTAGATAATGCGATTAAAAATAATAATATTCAACTTAGAAAGGATATTCAATATAAATTTTTTAAAGATTTACATGAACAAGCATATTTAAATTATTTAATAAATGTAAGTAAATTTTACAATTCAAAGACTAAAATTTTAAAAAAAGATAATAGAATATCAATATGGATTGAAGAATATTTTGTAGAAAATCGTGATTTAAATTTAAGGAAATTTTTTTCGGTTGATTTTCAAGGAACTCGTGGCGATATTTTAAAAAAACTTATTAATATATTTGATAATAAATCAAATAAGGTTATAACGATGGATCAAATTGATAAATCAATGAAAAAAACTGATTATTGTAAAGATAGAGAAGCGTGGTTTAAAAAGAAAATATGGGGGGGAAAATATAATCCTACGGGATGGACATTTGATAATAATAAAAACTATGATAGATTAGTTCTCTTCCCCACATGGTGTAAGTCGGGAAATCAAAAAGTATATAGCAATAAAGATATTTTTGGAGAACTTTATAAGCAAATTAAAAATACATAAAAATAAATAATAATTTAATATATATATGAATCCTAATCCTATTAAAACTTATTGCAAAGAAAATTCAACATTATTATTTTCTATAATAATACCATTTTTTAGTTTGGGTGGTTATCTTTGGCATCAAAATAAAATTAATCAAAAACAAGAAAAGCATATAGAAAATATAAATAAAATTAGACAAGAAGAATTAAATGATTTGAAACAAATTCATCGACAAGAAATCAAAAATTGTGAAAGGCAAATAATGGAATTAAATATTAAATTACAATTATTAACTTCTGATAATACTAATCTATTTCATGAACAAATGAATAATCGTAATCACAATAATATTAGATATAAATCTCCAAACGATCTATTAAATAATAAAGAATTATCAGTCATTGAAACATAATGACACGATTAGTTATAAATTGATATAAAAAAAATTCTTTATTAAGCATAATACTTATTCTTAATAAAGAATGGATATACAAGGATTAAACAAAATTATAGACAAAATAAATTTAATAAAATGTTCTCAAAATATTGAAATGGTTATTGACACTAGAGAAACTAAATTATTAAATTATATGAAAAATTTAAAATTTGTAAAAGTTTCTCAATTAGATGTTGGGGATATTCATTATCGAATAAATGGCAAAACTATATTTATAATAGAACGAAAAACTCTAGAGGATTTAGCAAATTCCATAAAAGATGGACGATTACGTGAACAAAAAATTCGATTACAGAAATGTTTATCACAAGATATAAACATTATTTATTTAATTGAGGGATATTTAAGTAGTAAATTTTATAAAAAACATAATAAATGTAAAATAAATGGAATACCATTAAATACCATTATTGGTGCTCAAATAAATATTATAATTCGTGATATGATGCAAACTTTAAGAACGAGTTGTTTAGAGGAAAGTGTTTTAGTTTTATTTGATATTTACAAAAAATTAAAAATAAATTATAAAAATTTCATTAATAAGTCTCCAAAACATAAACTAGAATATGTTGATAGTATCCAAATTAGGAAGAAAGATAATATGGATAAAAATAATTGTATAATAATTCAATTATCTCAAATACCGGGTGTTTCTATACATATTGCAAAAGCGATTATTGCAGAATGTCAATCTATAACAAATTTATGTATGGCTTATTCTAATTTTGAAAACGAAGAACAAAAGGAAAAGTTTTTAGAAACAATTACATATTCTGTTCCAGGTGGAAAATCAAGAAAAGTTGGAAAAGTTGTTTCCAAACGAATTTATGAATATTTACATTAATCATCATCTAATAGACATTCGAAAATTAGTTTAATTTTATAACCTTTTCTGCTTTTATATTTTATTTCTTTATGTCCATGTTTTAATAACATATCACGAAATTCTTTTTTATTACAACGATTGTTTGTTTCACTTACGTATTTATCTAATAATTCCTGTGTTGTAGTAAAATAATCTTTCTTATCAAACTCTTCATCTAAAGGAGGAAGTTTACAAATATCGTCATCGTGTAGGAAATTATACAATTCATCACTTTCAAGTTTGTATCGTTCAGTAGCATCTCTAATTTTTTCAGGAAATTCTTCTAATCCTTTATCATACCAATCAATAGCTCCTTTAATTAACCAAATTAATAATTCTTCAGATGATTTAATTAATTTTTCAAATTTTTTAGAATCCTTCTTCCGATGTTTTGGATTATTTTCATCAAAATCATCACGATCTTTAAATTCTGCTTCAAATGGAATTAAAATTAAACGCCGATGTAAAGCTGAATCATTCGAAATATTTGGACGAAAATTAGTAATCAAAATTGGTTGAGAACAATTTTCAAAAGTGAATTCTTCTTTAAAAAGAGGACGAACGGTGCAAGTTTTATTACCAGTAATTCGTTTGATCATTCCTTCATTTAATTTAACAGCTTTATCAGACTCATCTAATATAGCAAGACGAGAACCAAATAATGGAAGTAAATGTGGAGTTGCCGACCCAGGTGATGACTTTTTATTCTTAAGTAACGAATCACCAGATAATGTAGCATAATATTTATTCTCTTCCATAACATGTCGTAATAGTTCTATTAAAACAGATTTACCATTACCACCAAGTTCTCCCCAAAAGACTACAAATTTTTGTTCTATTGTATGTCCGGTTATAGAATAACCTAGAAATCTTTGTAAATATTTGACCATATCTTTATCATCGAGCATTATATCATTAAAAAAAGCATCAATTTCACTAGTATCCATATTAATTCCTTTTTTCGGAAAATTGACGCCCAACTTATATGTACAATAGTCATCAATTCTATGAGAACGTAAATGCCCATTATTATCTAATTCGACTACACCATTATTACAGGAAATAATATCTTTAGGAGCATCTAATTTTGATTTAAAATCACAATCAAAAAGTTCAGATGCAATTAATGGAATCAAATTATCTGAATGTTTTTTTGTATAACATTGTTTTGCTCTTTTTATTACTTCTTTCTTAATCTCGATATATTTTTCCTTGTCATTAGCATCGTTATCATCAATCTGATTGATTTTATCTTGTAAGTCGTTTATATAACGTTGGTATAAACCAGATAATTGGGAACATATTAATGTTCTCATATATCCACCCTGATCAAGTTTCCAAAGCGTACCATTCCAGTAATAAAACTCGTATCCTTTTTTTGTCGACGAACAAACAATTCTTTGTTCTGGACAATTATATAAACGAGAAAATAATTCTGCATCACCAAGATCAAATCTGTTATAACAAAACCGAATATATTCAATTGAAATTGAATCGATATGTTTTTCCCATTTATTTACACCATTTAGTAAATTAAAATATTTATCTGGATTATCTTTCTTTGCTATTTTATACAACTTTTCCAGACCGTAATTTTTTATTTTTTTAAGATTCCATATAGAAGCAATTTCTTTATCTAACCAATCTGAATCTGATTTATAATGTTTTGATTTCTTTGACCATTCTATAGCAATATCTTTTACCTTTATATCATAACTATTTTCAATGTTTTTAATACAAAACATTACAGAAGACCATTTTTTTTTCGTATCTAATCTTGATTCATCTAAACATTCAAATAATATTTTATGAACGATATCTCTAACAGTTTTTACTGTATGAATATTTTTTTTAAAATAAGAACTATCTCTTTTTGGATATTTACTATCTACGAATGTTTTAGCAAGCGAACTTTTCTTATCTGAATAATATGCACTGGTTTTAATCAATTTATGTTTTTGAGGAATTATCACACTTAAATACTTCATTTGATCCGCTAAACTTGATTCAAGTATTTCTTCATTTGAACCTTTGATTAATTCATGATTACTATTATCATCATAATCTTCTTTTTCTTTATTCCATTTTAAAACACCTAACATACGTAAACCACCAGATTTAAATGGTTTTATATCAATAACATCTTTTGTTTCTTCAGAACGATTAATAATATCAGATATAATCAAACATATATCCTTATTAACAATAATCTTTGGATAATAGACATGATACGAATTATTTTTTGATTTATTTTGTGATATATAATATTCACTACAATCATCATCAAAAATAAAACATTTTTTTAAAATATTAAAAATAATTTCGTGAAGTTTAAATATATCTAAATCATCTGAAATTCCATCAATATCAAAAAATAATGGAAACTTCTTTTGAAGTCTTTCGCACACAGATGGGACACGATCTTCTGCTAAACTTTCATATAATTTTAACGTTTTAAATTTTTTCCTATCTATTTTATACGCACCCTTACAAATACATACGTGTGTATAAGGACGACCATCACTAGAGGCATTTTTAAGTTGTTTCTTTAAAAGTCTAGACGCAGTTTTTCTATTAATATTTTCGGAATTGTCCATAAGATAATATAAATATATTTATATAAATATCTCTTCAATTTTACTTTCAATTTTTTGGCAAATCGTATTAAAATCTGGTTAGTTTGAATTACCTTCGTTTTATTTTTTTGATTATATCATTAATAGAAAAATTAATGATATAATCAAAATTTACAATTAAAATGTGATATATATATCGTAATATGATTACATCGCTAATGATCGTCCAGCTTCAAATCCAGCTCCAAATCTTGCTCCGATTGATACAGCTGGGGCAGCCATATCTAATATTGCAAAAGTTGCGGCAGCAGTTATACCTATCATCATTATTTCATTAAGATTTGTTTCTGCTCTATTTTTTGGTATATAATGGGCAGCAATTGCTACAGATAAACCTTCCACTAAATATTTAATTAATCTGATGACTACTTCTTTCAAATCCACTTGAAACATTATTATAGTTATATATTAATAATATATTTTATATTATGCGTTGAATTTTCGAAAATAAAACAAAATAAGTAAATATAACTAGTTAATTTATATAAAAATGTCTAATTACGACTCTAATATTGATTATTTAGAAGAAGACGAAACAATCGATAAACAACAATATTGCTGTTTATCTTTCATAGAACCAACAGAAGAAACTGAAAAACATAGTGAAAGATTTATTTTTAATAAATTTTTAAAACATTTATCAAAAAATTTTGTCCTAACACCTCGTATATCAAAATCTGGAGATATTTCAATTGAAGAACAAACAATGGAAATTGAAAATAAAGCAGAAGAAAAAACACAGATAGAAATAGAAGAAATAACCGAAAAAAAAACAGAAGTACAAGAAGAAGTACAAGAAGAAGTACAAGAAGAAGTACAAGAAGATGTACAAGAAGATGTACAAGAAGATGTACAAGAAGAAAAAATTGTTAATGAATTAGAAGATCCAAAAGTATGTCATAAAAAACTTTTCGAAGAATATATTGGATTTATGACAGTAAATTATACAAGTTTAATTAGTAAATATATTGAAAAGTACGGAAATAAAACCTGCTTAAGAGGTATTAAAGTACGTGGTTCTTACAGAAGCCTCGAACAAGCACGGAAAAGAGCTAAACAACTACAACAAACCGATAATAATTTTAATGTATTTGTTGGAGAAGTTGGAAAATGGGGACCATTCAACCCAATTAATATTAACGAAGTTTCTGCTGAATATATGGAAGAACAACTTAATCAACTTGTACATGCCAACACAGAACAAGTAGCTAAAAAAGAACAATTATTTAATAAGAGAAAACATAAATTAAAAAACAAACACAAAAATAAAAGAATTGTTAATAAAAAATAATTAATTGAAACCTAAAGCTCTGTCTAATCTTAAAGATTTTGTACCAGTTGTATTTGTATTCTTTGGTCTTTCTAATGGTTGTAAAGGCTGACTCTTATCACGAAGATATATAATATATTGTTTTATGCGTGTTAAAATTCCAGGAACGACTGCTTCTACTACTATATTATTTAATTCTTTGATTTGTTCTTTAAAATTACAATTTAAATTTTTAGAATGTTGTAAAAATACAGATCTCATCATAATTCCTAATTCCATTTCGTTTTGATTATCGATGACATATCTATTTCTTGAAATTTTCCATATTTCGTATCTAATACGAGTTTGCACTTCTTCTCTATTTTCTAGAGAAAAATAAAGCTTACTTAATTGTGTACATTCAAATCCACCATTTAATGCAGATGTTTCTATTGACGAATTAATTTTGCTCGTCATTTCGAATGGAGCACGTTGGTCTTCCATATTTGGTAAAATTTGTTCTCTTTCATTCCACAAATCATCGTATGTTCGATTCATTTTACTTAAACTTACTTTATCTGGCTTAATGTCCATTATATATAATATAGTTATATTAAATATAATAATTTGTTCACAATAATCTAAAATAATATTAATAAGAAATTGAATTAATATTATTTTATATAAGTAGACATGTATAGTAGAATAAAAAAAATCAAAAAAAGTCTTGAAACATCTTCAACAAAAATATTTTTAAAAAGCATCGGCATTAAACAAAATTATATAAAAAATTTTATAAATATTAATAAAAAAATATTGAAAAATGAAGATAATAAATTAAAAATTCTAAGATTATATTTAGGTTCGAACTGTTTTTCGTATTCTTATTCAACTTTACGTATCAATAAAAATGAAAGAAAACGAAAGTAAATCAAAGCAAAATTAAAATTGAAACAATAATTATATTATTGATATTTTAAGTATGAAATTTAAAATATATATTTTTATTAAATAAATAGCTTACGAGAGCCAAGTTTGTTGTTTATATTTAAAATATATGTCGTTATACTTTTCAAACAATTAAATATCAGGGCAGGTTACGTGTCCTAAGACCTCTTAATGTTAATTAATTAATGTTAAGAAAGGTTAATGTAACGGGCTGGTTTTTATCAAATTGTTTTTTGATATTCTGGATCAGATTTATCAATTGGAATTTTTAAATATTTGTACAAAGCTTTTGCATATTTTATTTCCAGTTCTTTTTTATTTAATTTATCATATTTTGTTTTGATTTTTTTTAAATTAGGTGGTAAATTTTGCATTAAATATGAATTTTGTTTCTTTATAACCTTCTTTCTTGATTTTTCATTCAAATGTGAAAAACACATATCTGGATATTGAAAAAATTTATCATATTCTTTTGTATTACCCAAATGCCATTTATCTTTTTGAAAATATGAAGACTTAAAATTATTATTTTTTCGTTTTTTACAATATTCAGATTTTCTTATAAATTTCATTAAATCTGAACTATGTTTACTATAAGATTTATGTTTCTTTTTTGTAAAAATTTTAATCAATTTCGTTAATAATTCACTCCGAACACCCTGAAAATCAATAAATAAACATTCATTAAATGGTTTTGTATCATCTTTAATTGGACACGAAAATTTATTTTTTTTTGTTAATACTTTAATTTTTGTTCTATATTTAGATTCTAATTGACACATAAAAGTTAAATATCCTTGTTCTTGTAAATTATGAAATAATAAAAATTCAGCAAAACCTATAAATAAATATGGCGATATACGATAAGTTGATAATGATTTTAAAAATTTCTTAGTCCAATCACAATTCCGAAATAACATTTCGGATGTTGAAATATGTGTTAAATCACTATTTACTTTTATTATATAATCAAGTAATTCTTCTCTTAGAAAGAATAACCATGTACTCCCTTCTTCTTCATTAAATATAGCATTATAGTTCTTATTTGGTAAAATGGATTTCTCTAATTTTATATTATTATTCATAACCAATGTATCAGCATCAGTACATAAAATCCAATCATATTTATCCAAATATTTTTCAATTAATGGAATTTTAGACCAAATTAAATGCTTATTTTGAATTAATTTTTTTTTGCATATGATTAAATCATAATTATGTTTCTTACAATAAGCAATTTTAGAGTCAATACAAGGTTGTATTGACTTACGATATTTTTCCCCTATAACTAACATAGTTACAGCAATCCTAATTTTTTGTTTCCGACCATTATTATCATAAATTTCAAATGTGGAATCATCTGTAAAATTTTCTATCAATTGTGATGTAAAATAAATACTAATTATAAATAAAACTGCAAAAACTAATAATAATTTTTTTGTATTTAACTTTTCTAATAATTTTCTAAACATAATACAGTATATTATTATATAAGAGGATTTTAATAAATTATTCAAATTTTTATTTTTAATTTGGATTATTTCTGATTATTCAGATTAAAAATATTTACGACTATACTTAAATTTGATAACCGTTACATTAACCTTTCTTAACATTAATTAATTAACATTAAGAGGTCTTAGGACACGTAACCTGCCCTGATATTTAATTGTTTGAAAAGTATAACGACATATATTTTAAATATAAACAACAAACT